CCTGTAAGTTGTTGAAATCGTTGACTATTTTCCACAGTCCTGACCCAGCACCTGCTAAGTCATTGATTTCATTGACATAAAGGGGATTAGCTACCCCCCTACCCCCGAATAGGAGTCCCAGAGCTTCGATCCCTCATGATATTATATGGGTTGTCTACGACATATTTTTTGCACTTTTCAAATAGCAAACATCCCGAAGCACCCATGCCTACAACGAGTTAACACTAATGTATACACCACGCCCACAAGTGTATGATATTGTATACACCCTGTAGACGCAAGGGTTTACATATTGTCAGCATTATCCTGTATTAACAGATCTTCATTAAAATTTTTTAATCTAATTATGCAATAAATTTTGAATCCTTTTTGAAGTACGTGCATCTTATATATGGACGACCACATTATGTTTTGTGCAAGTCCAGTGTTGCACATACCGCAACATTATGTTAGTTTCAGTCCGGAGTATATGTTCAGCCACAAGGAGCTGACGATACCTTCCACTTAAGTTTACCTAGACTTAGGTGGGGGTGAGTACCTAGTTGCCTATACCACAATGCGTAGCGTTTAAAAGCCAACTAGCCTGTAGACTTAGCCCAATGGGGGGTGGTAGTCACAAAAACGAAAAACCCACTATGTATAGGCTACGTGTATCCAAAATCAGTGAACATTCAAACAAGGTCAAAGGCTTTCGTCCTACGGACGATTCAGGCTTTCGCCTGAAAGCGTTGAATTAGTTAAGGCTTTTCCCCTTACCGGATTGTTTTGGTTTTGATTCTATGTTAGCATCTTTGAAATTATTTTTTTTTAGGACTTGAAAATGCCAAAACCAACAATCATAGGGATAGCGGGTAGAGCTAACTCAGGGAAAACGACAGTGGCCAAAGCTCTGCTCAACGATCACTTATACTCTAGAAGTAAATTTAGTCAGACGTTGAAGGATATGCTTAGATGCATACCGGGAATTAATGACGATATGATTGAAGGGCGATTGAAGGAAGTCCCTAATATGTTGCTAGGAGGTCATACACCTCGTGAAGCTATGCAGAGGTTGGGGACTGACTGGGGAAGAGATATGATAGATGATGAAATTTGGGTTGACTGCTGGAAGCGTAGAGTTCTTGATGGTACTTACTCGGTTGAAGATGTTAGATTTCCGAATGAGGTTGAAGCGGTTAAGGAGCTTGGTGGGGTTATATGGAAGATTGCTCGACTTGATTCTGGTTGTTCAAATAACGAACATCCTTCTGAGAATTACATGGATGAGATTAAAGGTGATGTTATTATACATAATAATGGTACCATTGAAAATTTACACGGCATGGTTGGGGGGATAATGAAGGGTTATACAGAAGATGATGAATCGTAAGGAAGTAGTATTAACATTAAACACAATTCATAACCAACGTGAAGATCAGGAGATTACACCTGATCAGGCTCAGTTTGAGGCTAAAGTTGTACTTCTACAATTTGTTGAGCAATATTTTGAAGACATTGCGGAAGCGTACTATGAAGCAGATAACACCCTCTAAGATTGTTTTAGAGAATGAAGAGATTTTATTGCATATGTTATCATCCTTATGCGCCATGCAGAAGGATTCATTAGCAACTGTAGTTGAAATGTCTAAGATACAAGGTGATATGGCTGTATCATTGCGTGCCATGTCTGATTCACTCCAAGAGATTTCATGGAAGCTCCCGGATATTGCTGATGAAGAAATTATTTAATATTATGTTATATGAAATTGAGATAATTAAATTCCTATGGAAGACAAAGGAGTTCCGATTCATGATGATCTTACGAAATTTTGTTCATCGTGTAAAACGCTTGTTGATGTAATAAACTATCATAGGTCTATAAATAGCCATGATGGGTTGTCGTACATATGTAAGGATTGCGCATCAGCATCAGCCACTAAGCGTTATGCCGAGAATAAGATACAGTGTAGTGCAGAGGGTAGATGCCGTGAATATGGCTGCAAGCTACCTCACCTTGAGCATCACAAGAAGTGTCTTAGACATTTCTATTCTCGCCAAAAGGTAGACTTGCCTTGGGATGATTTGAAGATGTTAGCAGAGAGCCAAGGGTATATATGCCCATTAACGGGAGATTCTCTTGTACCGGGGAAGAATATGTCCCTTGACCACATCAAGCCTAAGTCCTGCCACCCTGAGTTATTCAATGATATTAATAATTTACAGTGGGTAACTAATTGGGCAAATGTAGCCAAGTGGCATTTATCGGAAGAGGAGTTCTACAGTAACTGTGAAAAAGCCTATAAGAATAAAAATAAAAAGAGTAGTACATAGGACAGGTAATCCTTATTTTTACATTGTATGGGACTATTTCATAAATGGTAGAAAACATCCACAGGGAAGTAACTTCCCATTCAGCATGTCATAACGCCCCTTATAAACTTGAGCCAAAGGAACCAGCGATGGTAGCATGCCCTAAGTGCAAGTCACATTACTTTGAGGTTGCAGAGCATCACCTTAAAGGCACCGAGCTTCAGTGTCTTGAAAATAATTGCCTAGCAACTTGGCACGAAATCAATTTTGATTATCGTAAAGGTTTTAATACTTTGATGGGGATACTACATGAAAATACCACGATTAAAGAAGGGTAGTCCATATCACGTTAAATGGGATGATACCATGATGCGTAATGATTGGACTGATAATGATACTACAGAGTTCTTAGCTGATCCTCCAGACACAGAGTTCATGGGTTGGTATGATGGAATGAATCTTAAGGCATATGTGTTCATCCTACATCGTGACGTTCCACCGGGGAAAATAGTAGGTGAGAGGGCAAAAGTACCAAAAGGGATGATCCAAAGTGCAGTATTATTGTCCCCAGCGTGTGGACAAAAAAAATGTTCTTAAAGTATGAATCCTTTTTGAATCCTTTACATCTTATATAGTAAGGAAACAACTGTGTCCATAGATTTAGAAAAGCTACAAGGTCGTGTAATTGAATTGTTACGGGATTTTTTTACTGGTAGTGTCACGATACATTTTTCTGAAGGCAAGATAATGAAGGTCGAGGTTCGTGAGGTTATGAGGGATTTATAGCTAGTTACAAAAGACATTACCACTAGTTACAAAAGACATTACCACTAGTTACAATAGACCTATCTAACAAATAGACGGTCATTTAGGATCAGTACGCTGATCTTAGGTGGCCGTTTTTTTATGGGGAACGTATGGCAGAAGAATTTAGTGAGAATCAGTTATCGGTTGGAACACCATCGAATGACGAAAAGAATGTCACAGAGCAGGCCGAGGCTCCCACTAAGTTAGCCAGTGGTGACGTTATCAAGAAGGCCAAGCGTCCTGACGTTGAGCCTGCTATTGACAAGCGTGTGGATCAGGCTGCGCTATTAGATTTTCTATGTGAGTCTATAAGTAATTCAGTTGACGCTCGACAAGACTGGCAAAATAATTTAGAAGTTTGGTATCGGCAATACAAGGGAGTGGTTGGTGAGAAGGATTTCCCTTGGGAGGGCTGTTCCAATTTACACATTCCTATTACTGGTATCATTGTAGATACATTAGTAAGTAGGATGATCAATCCAATATTTGGGGTTCAGCCGTTAGTTACGGCTAGAGGGGTGAGTGAGGAAGGCCCAAAGCCTCCTCCACGACCCAACGGGGGGAACGATGCCCCCCGTACACAAAGTGATACCACGAAGGCGAGTGATGTAGAGAACATGTTAGACTTTGTTCTTAGCAAGCGCATTCAAGTGTATCCAAAGATACAAGACTGGATACGTGAGGCGTTCATTTATGGACGTGGCACGATTAAGGTTATGTGGCGTAAGGATGTAAGAAAGTACACACGTAAGCTTAGCCAGCGAGAAGTACAGGATGAGGTAAAAACATTTCAAGACAAGGTTGGTCGTGGTGAAGCGACAGCTCCGATGTTAGAGTTCCTTGACCAGATGGCTTTTATCTTAGCTAACAATGATTGGGCTAAGAAGCCCTTCGTAAAGATTGAACGTGAGGAAGTAGTCTACAATAATCCTGATTGGGAGTTCATCCCTATTGAAGACTTTATATATCACCCACGAGCGATCACTGTTAAGGACTCTCCTTATGTAGCACACCGATTCAGGCGTGACTATGACACCTTATTAAAAGCTGGTGATGCTGGCATGTATACTAACGTTGAGATGTTGAACGTTAGCAGTGGTGATACGGATACTGATGGTGTGTCATCGCATGGTGAGTCTTTACTTAAAGATGTACAGACATTAGATGAGGGTTATGAGATAGACAATCAGGAGCCTACAGATGGTCTAGCTGAGCTAGAGCTAATAGAGTTTCATGGTAGGTATGACATCGATGGTGATGGCAGGATGGAAGACATTATTGCTACATTCTCTGCTAAGCATAAAGTTCTCCTATCAGCAAGAGAATCAGATTTGCTGCATGGTAAGAAACCTTTTGCAGAAATTAGAATTTTCCCTATCCCCGGTCGGTTTGAGAGTCAAGGTGTACCAGAGATCATTTCAGACTTGCAGCAAGAGTTGAATGACATTCATAATATGCGTATTGATAATGGTACCATTACCAACGCTACTATGTTTTGGTACGATCCTAATTCGGACGTTGATCCTGAGATTCATCGCCCCGGCCCCGGTGTCGGCTTTCCTGCTGGCCCTAATCAAATTGGAATATTACAGACTGGTGATGTGAAATTTTCATCATTCAGAGAAGAGGAATTAGTCCGAAGGCTTATACAAGATCGTATAGGTGTTTCGGACTTTGCTATTGGTAACGATGCTACTGCTGGTCAGAATAAGACAGCTACTGGCGTTAATGCTATAGTTAATGAAGGCAACCAGCGTCTTGAGATGATGTTGCGTAATGTCGCTGTTGGTGTTAACGAGGCAGTCTTACAGACGCTTCAGTTACTCCAGCAGTTTGGGGAAGACGAGATGTTCTTCAGAGTAGTAGAGGGTGCGCAGACTAGTATGCGTAAGGTAACTGCAAAAGAAATACAAGGGCAGTATGACATTGACATATCTGCCAACTCTGTTAACTCAAACAGGTTTAGTAGATTAAATGAAATACAACAGCAGTTAGAATTAGCATTAAGAGCAGGCCCGCAATTTGTAAACGTATCTCCTTTGATTAAAGAATTTATGAGAATGTCAGGTTCTAAGATTTCAAACGAGGTAGCTGTCCCAGTTAATGAAGCTGTGATGAGAATGGCTCAAGAGAATCCAGCGATCCTCCAAGCATTGTATCAACAGGTAACTGCGATGGCACAACAGGCTGGCATAGCACCGCCACCACAACCGCAAGGAGGTGATCCCGCATCTCAAGCACCACAGCAACCGCAAGCTCCTCAAGGACAAGCCCCCGCTGGTGGTGGACTAGACATCCAAGCATTACTATCTCAAGCAGGGCCAATTATACAACAAATTTTAGGTAGCCTTGGTGGTGGTGGTGGACAACCGCAACAAGGACAACCATTACCCCCACAACGTGGGCCTCAAGTATAGGAGTAGACGTGCAAATTTTAACACCAGCAATGAGAGTAGGCGCAAAGAAATTAGTAGAAGCAGCCGCTAAGCGTAAGGCTGAAGCAGCAGCAGCAGCGGCATTAGCAAAGAAGGTTGCAGGCAAGTCTGGCAAGATTAGCGGTAATGCTATGAAAAATCTCAAGAGTTCTAATGCTTCTAATGCTTCCAAAGCTAAGACTGCTAGGGATAAAGCTGAGCTACTCAAATCAGCAAAAGCTCGTGCTAAGCGTGTCAAGAGCAACACTCCAAAGTCTGGCCCTACTAAATCAGGTTCTGCCAAGTCTGCTAAAGATAAGGCTGATTTGAAGAAGTCTGCTGCAGATAGAGCTGCCAGAATTAAGAAAACTGAGTTACAGAACTCACGTGTTGCTCAGAATAAAGTCAGAAGAAATGATAAGAAGAAAAATAAATAATGGCTAATCCCACAAACAGAAAATATGAGTCTTAAAAAATACATGAGAGTGTCTAAATCCCCAGAGGATAAGACAGCTCACTTAAAGAAGTTAGTAGAAGTACTAAGCTCTCCGCATTGGCAGGAAGTCCTAGAAGAGATGGAGGACATTCTTATCAAGGCGTATGAGTCATTAGAAGATTGTAAAACGTTTGAAGATTTTATAGCTTTGCAAGCTGAGGTGATAGCTTTAAAGAAACTTGCAGGGCTTAGTGGTTTAACAAAGACTGTCGCATTTAGGCGACAACGGATTCGTCCACCCGAATGAAAAAGGACAGAAGATCAGGAGTAATTAAATGCCAGATAACAAACAAGTTATAAATCAGGGCACTATACCTGTGCAGGAATCGGCACCTGCTGAAGAAGTGAATCAAGACGCATTAGTAAATAGCGCATCTGAACTGGGGAGCGAGCTTCATTTTGATCAAGACGTTACCCCCGGCAACTTAGATTGGTCTGAGATGGAACCCCTGCAGGAGTTCGATCAGATTGCAGCAGACAGAGGAGTTGGAGAACAATCACCTCAAGGTCAGCAAGCAGTCCCAGAGCAACAGCCAGCTCAGAGCGATGGACTTACTGATGGGATGAGTAAGCGCATCACGAAGTTAAAACAACAGTCACAGCGGGAGATTCAAGGAAAGGACAATGAGTTAGCTGAGAAGGATGCTGTCATTGCGGCTAGGGAAGAGCAGATTAGCAAACTCACAGAGATGTCTAAACAGTACCAATCCTTACAATCTTCGTATGTACCACCTGATGGTGATGCTAGTGCTATAGATTCTCAGATTTCTGCAATGGATACACGCTTGCAGGAAGAAGGGGATGTATACACACCAGCAGAAGTTGCAAGGCATGTGCAGGATCGTCAAGAGCTTGTCGCAAAAAAGGCGGGCGTTGCTCAAGCGCAACAGAATGCTCAACATATCGTTAAGCAACAAGAGCAAATGAGAATGCAGTCTGACCAGTACGTTAAGGATACTTATTCGTTCGTAGAAGATCCTAATAGCGAATACTATAAGACTCTCAAGACGCAGGCATATCCAATGTTAGAAAGTATCATTGGGCCTAACTTTAAGAATCACCCACAGGACATGGTACTAGCTGCGGAACTAAGTCAACTTATGGTTGATGCTGCTAAATACCAACAAATTACTGGTGGTCAACCAGCCCCTCGTGCGGAAGCAATCCCTATGGCAAGCAACATCACGCCACAAGGTCGAGTGCAACAGAGTGCGCAACCGAATTTTCGGGAATCGGTTACAAACTTACGTGGTGGGGGAGTACAGAACTTTGCTCAATTACTCCAGCAAAGAGGACATACGTGGCGACCCTAGTAGTCTATTAATAGGAGTGGCTTAAATGCCTACATTTGAAACTTACAACGCAAGCCTCGGTCTTCGAGAAGATCTTCTGGATATTATAGTTAACATTTCCCCTACTGAGACTCCGATGCTATCGGGCTTTGGTAAGGGCAAAGCTAGTGGAACGTTGCATGAGTGGATGACTGATTCACTCGCCGCTGGTTCTGATGGGAAAGTAGCTGAAGGGGCCGCATTCACTGCGGGAACTTTGTCTGCTCGAACACGTCTGGGTAACTACACTCAGATCAATCGTAAATCCTTTGAAGTATCTGACACCTTGGATGCAGTCGATAAGGCTGGCGTTAAGGGTGGTGAGTATGAATACCAGTTGGCTAAATCCTTGAAGGTGATGGCTACCGACATGGAAGTAGACATCGTTAGTGGTACGTCTGCTGCTGGTGCTTCTGCTGGTACGGCACGTAATGCACGTGGTGTATTGGATTTCATCTCTACTAATGTGGAGACTGGTTCTGCAACGGGTACTCAGGCTTTAGCTGAGACGTTGTACAACGATAGCCTCCAAACTATCTTTGATAGTGGTGGAAATCCTGACACGACCTATGCGAATGGGTTCCAGAAACGTCAGATCACTGCGTTTACTGCAAGTCAGACTCGTAACATCGAAGCTTCTAGCAAGAAATTGATTGCTAGCCTTGATGTCTATGAATCAGACTTCGGGATGCAGCGCATTATCCTTGATCGGTACATGGATACCGACAAGATTGTTCAACTCCAGAAGGAGATGTGGAAGGTTGCTATGTTGCGGCCTGTTAAACATACTCCTATTGCCAAGGTCGGTAGTTCTAGGCGTGGCATGGTTGAAGCTGAGTGGACTCTTGAGTCTCTCAATGAAGCAGCTTCTGGTAAAATCACTGGACTTACGACTGCGTAAGTTTGGACTTGTTGGGGGCTACGGCCCCCTTCATAGGAGATTATACAGC